TCGTCAATTTTGTTTACATCTCCAACAGCACCCTCGCCAGTTAAAGATAAGTCTGTAATGTGATTTTCCATCCCAGACAGACTTAAAACTGCATCAACTGTAGTCATTAAGTCACGTGTTCTTACCTGCTTATAAAAGCTTGCAACAGAGTTTGCAACATGAGTCATAGGGTCGGCACCTGTTAACTCTTTTGTAAAGTCTTTTGCTTTCCAAGCTTTCATTCTCTGAATTAACATGCAAGTCTGTTTCTTTCCTGCAATTTCAACAGGCGTATTATCTGTTTCTCCATCGTTGTTTAAAGCCTGTGAGTCCTGTTCATCAATCGGTGTATAGAATGGAATTGTTGCGATATTTCCTTTTTCTCCGATTAAATCCATGATTGTATTGTCCTGTGCTAACACACCAGATGCAATAATTGCATCGTTCCATGTTGGGTTTTCTGACATAAACTCAGAAAAAACCTCTGGGTCAAAATCAAAACCGCCAAATCTTCCTGTTCTTGGCATAAAAAAAGTCCTTTCTACCCTAAATAAGAATAGATAAGGACTTATCTTTGTCCCATCTACCTACAACTATTAAGGGATTTTAGGTTAGCGGCTCACTTCCATATTGTGAGTCGGTATTATCTATCTGTCATTTAATAAGGTTGCATAGTAGTCTGGGTCCTCTGCCTTAAGTTTCATTCTATCATCCAAAGACATTTCCCTTAACTTCTGTGTTCCTTTTTTTCGCTCTCCGCTGTTGAACTTAGTTGTAAAGCTTGGAATTTTGACATCTGGTGCTTTATTTTCATCAACTAAGATATTCTCAATTGGTTTTCCATCTTTAGTAGTAAGTTCTTTAAATACATCTTCTGCATTTTTCCCATTCTCTTCTTCTAATTTCTGAATCATCTGGGAGCGGATAGAGTCTTCTGTGATTGCATTTACAAATTTTTTATCGGATAAGAAATCTTTTACCTTGTCTCTTAACTCTGTCTGCTTAGCTTCTTTTGCTCTTGCTTCTTTTTCGTCTGCAAGTTCCTGCTTCAATGTTGCAACCTTATCTTTAAGACCGTCAACATCTTCTTTCTCTAATTCGGCTAATCTCGACTGTACATCGTCTAAAGATGTTTTGTATTCATCTTTTTTCTCTACCTGCTTATTGTAGTCAGCTACAGTCTTGTAGTTTTCAGACATTTTCTTTTTTAAATCCGCTTTTTTATCTTCTGGGATTTCGATTCCTAAATCTTCTAAAATCTTTTCGTAATTCTGCATATATATCCTCCTACGATATTTGTATACCGCTCGTCTGCGGTAATGGATTAAGGCTTATAAACCTAAGCCAAGGTAAAAGAGAAGAGTGGACTTGAACCACTCTTGAGCCTCTAACTCTCTCTTAAAACTTATGTGAGGAGGTTAGTCGATTGAATCACATGAGCATCAAAACAATCTACTCTTTTATTGTAAGATACTGAGGCTCTTTTTTTCTACTCATTTTACTAATTTTTTTACGAAAAAAGCACCATGCAACAACATGATGCTTCAACGTTTTTTGGAGGAGTATGAAAAAATTACAGCTCTACCAATAAAGGGTCAGAAAATAAATGCTATTGATCGCCACTTTTGTGGCTAATGGAAACAACAGGATTCGAACCTGTGACTGTCCACTTATGAGGTGGATGCTCTAACCAACTGAACTATGTTTCCACGGACCTCGTGAGAAGTCCTGCCGTATTATACTTTATAAAATCAATAAGAAAAAGGGTTGTAACATGAAAAATTTTCGAAACAAATCACATACTAGCAAGTAAAAAATGATTTATTCAACAACAACTATTATTTGTTACAAGTATTATTGTAAATGCTATACTATGGATTTTTCAATACACTTTTCATAAGTTTTTTCAAAAATTTCTTTCTTGCATGGATAGATTTCTCCATTTACGCCAGTGATAAGCATATCATCTTTTGTCATGAGAAAATCTCCCTCTAGTGTTGGGATAGTGTAAGAATTGCTGTCATATTGTCTAATGGCATAACCATTGTATGTAAACTTAACAGGCATACCGTTAACCACAGTATCAGCGTTCTCTGCTCCGATTCTCATAAGCTCATCAAACGTGATTGCTTCTATCTCAACAGGCTTCTTTACATATTTAGCCATACTTTCACTCCTTATTCTGCAATCAACCATTCATTAGATAAGATATTGTTTAGTGTGTATTCCACCATTTTTGTATCTCTAATATCTAATAAATCTCCCTTTTCTCCGTTGTCTTTATCTCTGCACTGTATCATGATAGTTTCTTTTTCTGCATCCCAAAACCAATATCCTCCCCAAGATGGAAGTTTGACTTTTACTCCTGCTTTCATTGCTTTAAATGCTTCTGAAAATGACATACCGTTAATTATCATTCTTATTCTCCTTTACTTCTCGTGTGTTGTCAGTGCGTTTATTAACTCGTCTCGGGTTTTTTTTAGACCCTCGATGTTGTTCCCTGTGATTTTGTTCTCAATC